CAAGCAACATCTTGGCTTGTAGTTCACTTGCTATTTTACGTACTGTTTGTATTGGAGTTGCAGCATTACCTATCTTTATGCTTCTTCTTTTGCCATTAAAAGTATATTTAAGATAGTAGCTGATTTGTTTCTGGCCTTTGCTATTAGTCCAGGCTACTTGTTTAATGCTTTGATTAAGTTTGTCTGAGGTTATCTTTTTCATACTACACTAAGTAACTTTCTAAGTTCCAAACGAAAACAAAGATAATGCCAAGCAATAATAAAATGATTAAGTCTTTGGGTTCTCTCATTGTTTCTCCTTTTTAGTAAAAGAATACTAAACAATGTAAAGTGATAAAGCAAGTAATTTAGTGATTATTCGTTAGATAATGACTTGATTGCGTTGAAAAGTGAATCTCGACTGTTGTTGTCTTTCATGTCTTCATCTTGAATTATGTACGAAGCAACTTGCGTGATATGTTTGACAGGAAGAAAAACAATCGTGTTGTAAGGTTGTGCGTAGAGTGCGTAGATGTCTATTTGACCATCCTTGTAGGATCTTTCTTTAGTATGTGAGCCACGCCTTAAATCAAATTTCCAATAGTTGTGTCCTTTGGTTTTTTTGGATTTGGTTTTAACTTGGCACTTGTACAAGGTGTCATTTATTTCGAACACTATGTCAGCGTGTGAGCCATGAGGAAGGATAGAAACTGTGTCTGATACTAGCGAAAGGATGCTGGCTGTATAGTATTCTCCATGACGACCAATCCGTTCTGTGGCTCTGGACATTACATATTTTTAATTTTGTTGAAGTAATGCAGGCAAAATAGCTTCTGTTGATAAAGCTGATACTGCTGGAGCTGTGGTTCTTAATGTTTTTTCTGGCAAAGTAAGCAATCCTGTAGTTGGTGACATTCCAAATACTCTTGCTTGAATTAAACTAGAAACTAAGGCTTCTGGATAAATATTACCAAGACCTCTAGGATCTGATATTAGTCCTTGAGATAAAAGACGAGATGCTGTTCCTGAATCTGGAAAAGCGTTTCCTAATACTTTTTGCATTTCTAGTGTTGATTTTTGTAAAGGAGCTTGGCCTTTTAAAACTTGTTTTTTTCTTTTAGTTGTATCTGTTTTTTTTATTGCTCTTAATAATTGTGCTGGTGTAAAAACACCTTCTTTTGCTACTGCTTGTAGCATAGCATCATTTATAGGTAATAAATTTCTATAAACTTTATTTACTAACTTCAAAGACTCTGAATTTGGATTTTGTAAATCAATTTCTTCTTCTAAAACTTTTTTTATTTTGCTAAAAGCAATTCCTACTTCTCCTTCAAAACCCCCTTTTCTTTTAAAACTATCTGCTTTTTCTCTTAAAGTTGTTTGTGCATTTTTTAATGCTTTGCCTGGTAAAATTCCATTTACCACTCTGTTATTTATTGTTTGATCGACTATTTTTAAAACTTTTTTTTGTTCAGAAACGTCTAAAATAGATTCTTCTAATATATCTAATACTTTATTGTTTAAAGAAGCCGTATCTTGAATAGATAATTTTTCTAAAACATTTTCATATTCTCTTGAAATAATATCATCAACATAATTGTATGCTTCTGAGCCATCTAAATTTTTAGGTATTTTGATATTCATAGGCTTTACTGCTTCATCTAACAAAGTTCTATTTGCTGCAATTAAAGTATCTAGTCTTTTTCCTTGTATTGGCGCACCAACACCAGGATATGATGTTGATAAATCTTCTAATGCAGAAATTAAATCTGAGCCAATGCTTCCAGAATCTTTTAAAGACTGTCCAGGAGTTAAAGGAATACCTTTTTTTTGTAATTTTTTTGCCATTTCTGATTTTACAGGTAATATTTTTTTTGCTCCTTTTGTTATAGCACTACCTGTAGCTGCGCTTAGTGCGCCACTAATAGCTCTTTCTTCAATATCTTCTCCAACACCTGCACCATAAATTCCTGATTCTGTAGCTGCTATTTTTCCTGCTCCTTTCATTCCTAATCTTGCTAAACCAGCTCCACCAAGTAAAGTGCTTGGTACTGATCCCAAAAGTTCTGTGCCATAAGCTGCAATAGGACTTTTTTCTCTAAATATATCTAATTCATCTCTGATTTCTGTTAAATTTTCATTATAATTTTTTGATCCTGTGAGTGATCTTATAAATGCTTCAGTTTCATCAGCAAAGCCAAAAAGCAAACCTTGTCCTAAAGACCTACTTAAATTAGTTGTTATATCAACTTCTTGAGATTGCTTTTTTACTTTTGGCTGTAAAGGCATTATTTAGCTCCTGCTATATCTTCTGATGTAAGTATTCTAAAGCCACCATAAATACCATCATAAATAAAATCTCCAGCTTTTAAATTTCCTTGTTTTACTTTTAAATCAAAATCATCTTGAGAATTTACACTTTTAAAAACTGAGCCTTGTACATTGTCTGCGTATTCAGCAAACCCAACTAAATCTCCATTTCCTAGTTTCGGATCACTAAGATATTTATTCATTAATTTTACACGCTCTCTGTTGTATTTAGCTATAGCACTCATACCGCCAACTATTAAAAGATTTCCGCCTTCTTCTAGTGATAAACTTGGAGCTGATTCTCTAAAAAGCTGTACTTCAGTATCAGAAGTTGAGCCTGAACCAGCAACTCTCATTCTTGGAACTATATAATTTACTGTTCTTGCAAAAAGTTCTTTTGCATCTAAATTTTTTGCTTCTTCTTCACTTAAAATATTTAATGATCTACCAATTCTTTGAAAAGGAGTTTTTAATTCTTCTAAAACTCCAGTTTCTAATCCGCCTTCAATTTGTTTTTGTAAAATACCAAGACGACCTTCAATGTCTTGAAAATTTCTTACAGTTTTTTCAGCTTCTTCTATTTGTCTAAAAGCTGATTTAGTTGCTTCTTTTTGAAACGCAGTTTCTTGAGTTTGATCTATTTGCACTAAAGGACTTTTATCTCTACTAAAAACATATTCAGCATATTCACTTGGAAAAAGTCTTGCTAAAGTTTGTTGTTCAGCAGTTAAGTTTGCTCCTAAAGTTTCAATAGTTTTTTGTCTTTCAAGAGCTTCTTGTCTTTGTCTATCAATTTCTGCTTGTTGTCTTATAGCTTGCGCTCTTTCCATAGCACGACCAGCAACATCTCTACCAGCAAACGCATCACTTAAAGCAGCCAACATAAAACCAATACGTTGATTTCTGTTCATGCCACCTGCGTTTGCGTTTGTGCTTGGTTGTTGATAGTTTTCTTGGCTAATAGTAAAAGGCTGTTGCTGTTGATTGCCAAGCAAATTAAAAGCAGTTGGATTGTTAGGATCAAATATACTCATAATTAATAACCGCCACCACCACCGCTACCACCTAACATACCCCCACTAAAAGCTGCTGCGGTTAAACCTGCACCAGCAGCTAAAATATCACCCAAGCCAGTTTCTTTCTGCGTTCTTTGTCCAATAACCGCAGGAGATATACCACCTGCTGCGGTATTCAATAAACTTAATTGATAAGCAGGGAAGCCAAGTTCTCTGTCAAACTCAGCTCTTTGTGCTTGCAATCTAGCTTGTTCTAATGCTTGTTGTTGTCCACCGATACCAGATAATAAACTAAGTGTACGATATTGTTCGCCTAACTCACTGCCTAATAAACCAGCTTGTTGTTGTCTGGCTCTTAGTTCTAAGTTTGCTTGATTAATTGCTGCTTGTTGCCTACGAGCTGCATCTCTTTCTGCCATGCCTAACGCTTGACCAAAACCTGCTGAACGTAAGCCAGCGATTGTTTGTGCTGCTTCTTCAGCAAATGGTCTAGTAGCTTCTGATTCTATAAGTGCAGAACGACTACCACCAAACGCACCAGCTCTTATTGCTCTGTCTTGCGCTCTTTGTTGTTGCATATCTTGTCGTCTTTGAATATCTGCTAATGCAGGCTCTAAAACTTGTTCTGTAAAAGGATCTTGATAGCGAGCTATGTCAGTATCAAGTAAAGATGCAGCTTGCACAGTAGGTGTACCTTGTCTTGCCAAAGCAGCTAAGTTACTTCTAGGATCAAGAGCCATAGCTTGACCGAATAATCCTCTAGTTGCTTGCATAGCCTGCATTTGGTCTGGTGTAAAACCAGCAACCATTTCGCCTGTGTATGGCTGAAAAGGTATATCAGCAGCTTCTAATCCTCGCCTAGATGCTTCTGTATAAAGATCTTGTAAATACTCAGGTACTTCTGCTGTTTGTGTTGTTGCGCCTTTACTCATAATTCTTTTCTAATCATATACTCTCGTTCAAAGCCGAGATGTTCAATTTTACGAAGCCAACCTTTACGACCACCACCATATAATCTTTTTATACCAATGGCTTTAGCAAAAGTTTCAATAGAAGCTAAGATTGCTTCTAGTTCTTCGTATTTGCCACCACAAAATAATAAATTCATTACTTTGTGCTGTGGATAAGTAACAATCTCAGTTATAAAAGCTGATTCTTTACCTGGCCACAGATGGAAAAATCCATGCCTTATTTTATCTTCTATGTCGTCTATTGTATAGGAATCTTGATGTTTTAGAGCAGGCTCAATAAATTGCTTGCAATAATCCCATTGTAGTTCCCAATCTTCTTTTTTAATCACCCTTTGCATATTCAACCAAACTGGTTATTGCCATAATTCTATTAGCATCGTTAGCAGTTAATTTAATTATTTCACCTGCTTGTAAAACTAAATCTCTACTTAATAATTCAGCAGTTGTATTGCCTGCGACAGTAAAATCGTCATAAATATTAAAAACATTAGAACCAGAGTCAGTCAAAGTAACACTTAAAGTAGTTGATGCAGCATTGTTGTTATTAACTAAAATAGACTCAATAACTGCAAAATCAAAATCTGAACCAGATGGTGCAGTAAATAAAGTAGTTGCATTGGTAGTAGTCAAACTTACTTTGGCATTAGTTACTCTTTGTATATATTGGCTTTTACTAGCAGGATCTATCATCTACGACCTCTAGGTTGCACATCTAATCTAATCTTGCCAACTTGAAAGTCTTGTGTGACATCGCCTTCTATTTTCATCTGCACTTGTCTAGCAGAAAATCTAGCATCGGTATAACCATCAGCATTGAAAGAAAAACTACCAAAATCTGTTTCTGTACCTAATGGTGTAAAACGACCAGTAAAACTTAAAGTTATTGCTGGTAAAGTTGTAGTTTCCTCATCAGGTAAGATTTGATTTACTTGTGCAACACGATCTCCATTACCTATTTCTAATGGGCCTGTTTGACAAAAAGGCTTTCTTGTTCCCAATCCTGGTGAATTAAACAAAGCTCTTTTATCGTGTTCATAAACAAAGCCACTAGAATCACAAGCTATTGGATTGTTAAAGACACCTTGATCTATCCAACAACCTCTATCTAATGAACCAATAGACCAAACATTATCTAAGTAATTCCAAATAATATATTTGTTTGGTGTTAGTTGATCTACATCTCCTACTGGGAAAAACCACCAGATTTCATTGTAGTCAATGTTGTGTGCGCCAAAGGTAGCTTGTTGAGTGTTTTGTTGTAAATTATCAAAGATAAAATCATGCACATCTGATTTAAGCTCTCTAACCCTGCCATCGTAAGTAAAGAAAGAGTTCTCACTTATCCATGATAAGAACCCACCAGAAGATGTAATTGATCTTGGACTGATTGCTTTACAATTTACCCCAGCATCTTGTATGCCATAAACAAACGGACTGCCTGTGTAGTACAGTTTGTTTATACCAACATCGGTAAAAATAATAATATCGTTACCAAACTTGACTGCGTAATTTGCTTGACCGCCTGTAGCTATTTGTAAATCACCAGCAGTATTTCTAGCAGAAGATGTCCAAGTAGTATTATCTTCTCTATCAGACCAAGCTATCTTACGAGGATCGCCACCAGAACCTATAGCTATCAAATGTCTTTCATTACTCACAATAACTGCTTGACAACCAGTAGGTGCGTTGGTTACTGCGGTAGCTATTGTATCTGGACTGCCACTACCAGCATTAGGTCGCCATTGATATATTTTGCCATCGCCTGCAAAACAAAATATTAAGTGTTCACCCCAGTTAGCAAATGAAAAACTTTTAGTATCAAACTGTATTCCAGACGTGCTTCTTGCATCTCCCCAATCTTCGACTCCATAGTGAAATGCACCATAACCAGTTGAAGTAATAACATCATCGCCAACAAAGCCAGCAGGTGTGATGTCATACCAAGCATTATCATAAAAAACATTTACACCAGATCTAGTACCAATAGCTAAGACTTCTTCGCCATTATTGGTTTTATAAGAATACATACCTATTGGAACTGCTGGTTGTATAACTCTTGATGCAGCAGAGGTTGCAGCAGATGTGCCAGTACCAGTTGTAGCGACAGTAAATGTCGTGGTTGAAGGTACAGTTGCTACTGTAAAAGTTGTGTTGATTTGATTGGCAGTAATGCCACCTGTAGCTGCAAAATCTTCTAAGACAATCGTATCGCCAACCAATAAACTATGTGTAACAGTCGTGGTTACAGTTATGTTTGCGCTTGATGAAGCAGTTGTTACTGTGCCACTAAAAAATGTACCGACTGGATTAGATCTAAAAAATGTCCAACCACCCAAAGGTTTAAGATAACCATTTTCAAAACGTACTAAATCACCATCAACAAAACGACCTTTGTTGGCATAGTCTGTGCCATTTTTTATTATTCCTGCTGGGGGTGTTATTTGTACTAAAGCCATGATTTATCCTTTAAGACAAATCATCAATAGTTTGTCTTGCTTCTGCTCTTTTAATTTTAATTTCACTAGGCATTTCTTTACCTGAGTCTGCTTCTCTAATTACATACCAATCTGTTTGTGATAAATATATTTTAGCTTCAGTTATTTTTTGTTCAGAGGTAGGTTCTGTGTTTGCATGTTTAGTTACGCCATCATTACCACAATAATCGTGATTATTGTGTATAGAAATTTGCCATTGTTCTTCGGTAACTAAAATTTTAGGTTCTGGTATAGACTCATGTATTTCGCTGTCATACCAACCTAATAATTTATTGTTTTCATCTACATGAGCATATTTAGCCATTTTACCAACCTATTGCTATTAAAGTTTTATTACCATTCACTCCACTTACAAAAGAAACGCTTGAAGTAGAAATGTTATAAACATAGTTTTCACCATTACTAGAAGAATTTACTCTAATGTCGTGTTTTGAAACACCGCCACATTGATTTGGAAAACTTATTGGAAAAGTCCAAGTTCCTGCAAAGTTTGTTGATATTATTGCCCATTGAATAATAAACCCATTAGCAAATTTTATATATCCTTCAGTTTGTTGTAAAAAATTAGAAGCCAAACCATTTGTTCCTGTTGTGGCTTTTAAATATCCAGAGTCATTTGTCCATTGAGATATATTTCCAGATTTATTAGTAAAAGTAGTTGCGCTACTTGCAGTAGTTTTAGAGTTTAATTGAGTTTGTATTGCAGAAGTAACACCATTCAAATATTGAAATTCTGTGTTACTAATACTGCCATTTGCTATTTTTGTAGCATCTATAGCAGCAGCAGCAGCAATACTTGCATTGACTACCGCATTAGCAGCCAATTGATCTGCACCTACAGCATCATCAGCAATCATTGATTGTTCTACTACATCTGAGCCTAAAGTAAGAACTCCAGAGTTGCTTATAGTTGCATCGCCACTCAAAGCTACTGGATTAAAACTTGTGCCGTTTGCTACTAAAATATTTGCATCGGTATTAGAGCCAATTTTTAAAGTGCCACCAATTGTAAGAGTTTTACCAGAGCCTACGTTAAGGCCTACTGAAGTGCCATCGCCAGCAGCAGCAAAAATACCATCGACAGCATCGAGATCTGTATTGATTTTACCACCCCAAGTATTAGTAGAAGCTCCTACCTCTGGTTTGGTTAAGTTTAAATTAGTAGTAAATGTATCTGCCATAATCAGAAATTATATATTATTTTAACCGCCTATAGTTTTTGTTTGTACTGTTGGATTTACTAACTCTTCAATCTGAGCATCAAGATTATCTTTTTTAGCTTGAACTTCATCTTCACCCATAGCTTCTTCAACCCAACCTTGTACATCGCTTGTAGTTAAATCTGCAAAATCGGTAAAGTCTGATAGATCAGAAGTATCTAAAGATTGTGTGCCATATACTGAAACAGAAATAGGCACATCATTACCTAAAAAGTCCTTTACAGTATTTGCATCATCTTCAGCATTTAGTCGCCAATGTACGTTAAAGACAGTATCAGCGTTGCCATCTATTTCTTTAACATCTACAGTACTTACATTCCATGTGTAGTTTATTGCCATTTTTTACCTCGTCAAATTGTTGTTATAAATTTTATATTTTACCCTATTAAATATCCTGAAAAAGAAGCCAAATTTACATAAAAAGTGTAATTACTAGTCGCTAATGAACTTCCAAATACTACTTTAAGTGTATCGTTTGCGGTCAAAGATACAACTCCACTAGCTGAAACTATATTATAGTCTGCATCACCAGCAGGATTATTAATTGTACAATGTGCATTATAAATATCAGTATCAGTTCCCCCAGAAGTCTTTATTAATTTTGCTCTAAAATAACGAGCTGTAACATTCGATGATGAAGGGTTTAGAAAATAATTAATTTGATAAAGTCCTGTTACTGGTGCAGTAAATATGCCTGTTGAAGTATTGTAATGAGAGCCAACATTTACTCTAGCATTACTAAAAATAAAGGTTTCTGAGCCTGAAACAGTACCATTACCAGTAAAAGCTGTACCAACTGTTGCTTCAAATGCAGGCTGGTATGGCATAGTTACACGACCAGAAGAATCTATTCTCATTCTTTCTGAACCTGAGGTAGAAAAACCCATAGCATCATTAGCGGAATCGTAAAAAACACGACCTTGACCTGATTCACTTGTGTCATCACTAAATCTTATTTGTGGAAATCCAGAAGAAGAACCAAGAACACTAATAATAGAAGTAGCTACAGATGTAGAACCAACACTTAAAGCATGGTTCGGACTTGTAGTTCCAATACCAACATTTCCAGAAGAATCAATTCTTGCTGCTTCTGTAAAACCGCCTTTAAAAAATCTTAAATCTTTTGTGTCGTTTTTAAATAAAATACCGCCATCTAATTCAGCATCGTCATCACCAAAAGCTATACCAGCATTACCATTTGTAGCACCGATAACTTTTAAATAATTACTAGTAGTAGCGTCTCTTACCACTAATGGAAAATCAGGAGTCGTATGACCAATACCAACGTGTTCACTACTATCTATAGTAATAGCCGTAGCGTTACTATTATCTACGATTCCAGGAGTACTTGATAGTTCTACAGGTATTTTAGTTGTCATTATTCACTTAAATTATTTTGTGCATCTCGCATTTCTTGATAAGCAGTTTTCACTTCATCAGTCCATGTTGCATTACAGATAGCTTGAACTTTTGCATCTTCACTAGATATGTCTGTATCTTCCCAAGTATCACCATTTTTAACACTTGGTTCTAAAACACGTCTATGAAAAGAACGATTAAGTTCGTTACCATCTTCTATTATTTTGGTAGCAGTTCTGACTTGCACTTGACCCATTTCAAGTACCTCAATCTTATCTACTACTGTTTCTTTTGTTATTGCCATTTTTTACCTCATTTATGCCACAGTATAAGTTATTGAAAATACTATTTGTGTTGATGCTCTTAGTTCTTCTGCTGAAGTTTCACTTCTAGTAGTGCTTACATCTCCTCTATAAACATGAAGTTGTGAACTGCTTTCGGGAAGAAAAGCTACAATATCTGCTGGTTTAGCATTATTTCCATAGTGATGATGTATTGATGCATTAGAGTCCGCCGCTCTGTCAGTAAGATTTGCACAAGTATATGGTAAACTTATTGTGTAATAGCCCACAGGACTGCTTACCGAAGAAACAATTATTAATCCTGATACTGTAACTACTCTGCCAATTTTTGTGTAACTTAAATCTGAGTAAGCACCATTAAGTGAAACTGTTCCACTTGTGCCACAAGTAATTGTTGCGACATGAATTCCTTCTTCATAATCGTCCAAGGCATTTGCTGCTGCGGTGTCATTATTAAATTTAAGTCCATCAGTATCTATAGTAGCAGTTCCAGAACCACCATTATCAGTTCTAAATCTTACAGAATCAGCATCAAAATAAACATCTGACGTACCGCCATAACCAAAACGATATGTGCTTCCATCTGCATTAGCTATTTGCAATTTCGAATCAATACTTGTTACTCCAATTCCGACATTCTCGCTACTGTCAATAGTTATAGCAGTAGCATCAGAACTGTCTGATACACCTGTGTCTAGTATCGCTCTTGTAATCTTTGTTAGTGCCATTATTCTATTTTACTTTAATTTATTAAGTTCTTTTTAACCAATCGCTCCAAGTGCTTCCATTATTACTGCTGTACCTTGTGTATTGCAAACCTGTTAGTCCATAAGCAACTTGAAGAATATAATTATTTGAAGCAGAGCCACTAGTCGCTGTCGTCTTAGCAGTCAGATGAAAAAAGTTTCCAGCACCTGAATGGTCAGTAAGTGGACTGTTAGAAGCCTGGTAAGTGCTTGTGCCTTCAAGTATGCCCCTACTAGAACTTACATACGCTTCGTCAAAATCTGTAACTTGCACTCCAGTTCTTATTATTGAACCATTAACAGCAAGAGTAGCATCATCTGCATTTGAACCACCAGAATAATGAGCTGTGCCACCAACGAATAAAGTACCAGAAGAATCAATTCTCATTCTTTCAGTATCGTCTGTCCAGAATCCCATAGCTTTAGTGTTGGTATAGGCTATGTAACCTGCATCACCTCCCACTTGGTCTGCTGCATTTAGTTCTATATAAACATTATTTCCTGTACTAGCAAATTTAGCTACTGTAGCTGAAGAACCTTTTACGTGAAAATTTCTGTCAGGACTAGTAGTACCAATTCCAACATTTCCAGAAGTATCTACAACAAAATAGTCATTTGTTCCAAGTGCTGAATGTTCGGATATTTTAAATTTATCTGAATCGCTATCGTCTATTCCTAACGACCAATGTTGAGCGTTATTTGCTAAGAAATTTATATATGGGTCTGCTCCGCCTTCTCCTTCAATTTGTACTCTTGCATTTCCTGCTCCTGTGCCAAAGATTGTAAGTTTGCTTGTAGGAGTAATACCAATCCCCACATTTCCTGAATTGTCTATTACCATACGTTCAGAGCCAGCAGTATCAAATCTAATTTTATCTTCGTCAGCAGATTCTTCTAATTGTATTTTGGTATCGCCATCTGCATCTTGAAAAGTAGCCAATGCAACATTTACAAAAGTTATACATTCAACAGCACTACCATTTGGCGGTGCTTCAGAAAAGGTAAGTGTGCTACCAGATACCGAATAAGTTGATTTGTGTTGCACAACACCATCAATAGTTACAAAAGTTTGATTTTCAGAAGCAGGCGTAGTTGATAACGCAAGTGTGGTATCTGATCCATCACCTGTCATAGTGTCTATGACTGGTGCAGTACCTACAATACCACCTTCTATAATAAAGACTTCTATTAGCCTGGTATTAACTGGTGCTGTAGCAAAAGTTAAAGTAGTTCCAGATACGCTATAAACATTATCTGCTTGATAGGCTGCATCAATAAAAACAATAAGATTATCTTCATTAGATACAGACTTAGATAAAGTAAAAGCAGTTGTTGAACCATCACCTGTAAATGTATTTTTTGTAAATGACGATGAGCTACCGCCACTACCACCACTTGCTGTAGAAGCAAAAGTAATAGTATCTGTAGAAGCATCAGTTGTTATTGTCATATTAGATCCAGCTACAAGAGTCAAAGTATCTGTGCCTGAATCTGCTACTACGTTAGATTGTCCACTTACAGCTATTGTTTCAAATGAGTTTGAAGCACTACCTGAGTTTGTTATTGTTAAAGTATCAGTACTAGCGTTGGTAGTAAGTGTAATACCACTACCTGCTGCTACTGTTAAAGTATCAGTTGCACTATCAGCAACGATATTATCTTGGCCACTTACTGAAATAGTTTTGAAGGCTTCGGTAACTGTACCGCTACCACCACCTGAAGCTGCAATAGTAAGAGTGTTTCCTGCATCGTCATAAGTAAGTGTTATGTTTGAGCCAGCAACTAATAAAGCATTTACACGATCATCAACTCTTTCATTCGTAAAATATAAATTACTAGAGCCTTCACCAATGTTATCTGTGTCTAAAGTTAAACTGCCACCCAAAGTTAAAGTTTGTGAATTAAGAGTTGCAGAAGAATTAGCTAGTTTTGCATTAGCGATTGAACCAGCAAGCATGGTATTTGTTACTGTTCCAGAATCACCTGTACCAACTAAACTACCTGTGCTTGCAGGTAAAGTTAAAGTTACGTTACCACTAAATGCTGAGTGAGCTGGTGCTTGTAATCTTGCATAATGAGCATTGGAAGATTCACAATAAAAATCTACTCTTGATTGTGTACCACCATTTTTAATTGAAATAGCACCCTGTTGAATATTGACACCATTAGTGCCAGAAACCTGAACACTACCAAAATTTACAGTAGAGCCAGAAGAACCAAACAACGCATCAATTGTATCTAAGTTGGAGTTTATTGATACACCCCAAGTATCTTCAGCACCGCCTATTTCTGGTTTAGTAAGATTTAAGTTGGTTGTTGTTGTGTCTGCCATATTATGCTACTTCTTGTTCGTCTAAATCTGTCCAGGTAGTTGTCGGATTTGTTTGGTTTGTCCAAGTATCACTTGCCACAGTTTGTTCTGTCCAAGTATCTGCTGCAACTATTTGGTCTGTCCATTTTAACCCACCAATAGAACTAAAACTAGAGATTGCTTCAATGGTAGCAGCACCACGATCTATTTGTGTACCTATAGAAGTAAAGCCAGAAGTTGCTGCGATAGTTTGTGAAGCAGAAATAACTAGACGACCAGTAGAACTAAAGGCAGAAACACCAGTTATGGTTGCACTACCAGCATCAATTTGTGTACCTACAGAACTAAACGCAGATACAGCTTGAACTGTTGCTGTACCTAAATCTACTTGTGTACCTATTGAGCTAAAGCCACTTGTACCAGAAATGGTACTAGAGCCATCAACAACAAAAACTGAGGTTGCACTAACACCGCTAACGCCAGCTATTGTGGCTTCAGCTTGGTGTGCTAAGTCGTTATATTTGGATCTACTGTAGTAACCCTGATTATAGCCGATACTGGCCATGATGTTACGCCAGCGTTATATCAAGATCTCCAGCATTGAATCTAAAAACATCCCCACTACTTACGACCTTTGAGGAATCTAAAGTAGAGTAAGCTAATAAATTACCACCTGAAGAAGCATCTAAAATGCCAACAGCAACAACAGTTCCATAGTTAGCTGTAGCTGTAGGATATTCAATAGCTGCTGTATTACTTGCAGTTGTAGGGTTTGTACCAGAAACAGTAAATGTTCCTGTTTGTCTAGCGTAAGCTCCGCCAGAAACTTCTGTACCACCACCAGTATCAGATGGCGCTACTGTATATAAAGCCACATACAAAGTAGTTGGTGCTGTAAAAGCATTACCACCGAATACGTGTTCTAATACTTTATCTTCTAAATAATCACTAAATCCTGACATATCTTACCTCAACTCTTAAAATGATAAGTTGTTTTGTGTGCTTTGCCATAAGTTCTTCTTCTTGGTATTAAAGAGCCTTTGCCAAATTCAGCACGTTCTTGTTCCATTCTCATTTCCTCTAGTGCTTTTTCAAACAACTGAGAAAACATATTTACACGTTCATCTTCCATTAGGTAGATTGAAGCGTGTTTTAGACAACCATATAAATAAACATCTGGGTGTCCAGTCGATACAAAGTTGGTAGTGTTTGTGCTACTCAACGCTGCTATCGAAGCATAATAAGTTAATTGTAATGTATAACTTGTGTCAGGTGTAGGTGCTAACTCTAAACTTTTATCAACAATAGAGAAAAATACTGGTTGTCCAGAAGTATTGTCGTTAGCCTTTCTATAAACATCTAAAGATTCTATAGATTGTTGTAGCAAAGGTGTGAAATCACCAGAGCTTATTTCTACGTTTATAGCTTCTAACCAATCAGTTGGTAAAGATAAATATTGACCATCGGCAGTAGCAGTTGCTCTAACTACCATATCTTTAGTTCTTAATCTTCTGTTAAGTTCACCTTCGGTAGCATCAATAAAAAAATCCAATTTAGAAGTCAAATCACTTCTATTTAGAAAATCTGCTATCTGTGTTTTTAATTCATCGTAAGTCATACTTTACCTTGCCAAGTTCTAAAAAGTTTATTGTTGGGATCATTCAACCATTTTTTCCATTTGGCTTTATCGTTCGCCCAACCTTCTCGTATAGCTTTTTGATATATTACCATAGGTACTTCCGCAACATGACGTAATTCTTTACCTGGTTTTAATTCTTGTAAGTCTTTAACGTGCTTCAAAATTGGAGCTACGTTTTGTTTGGTGTGATAAACAAACTTGTCATCTTCTGTAGCGAATTCGCTAACAAAGTTTGTTCTAGTGTCTATTACTGTTCTTCTTGCCATCTTAAAAAAGAGGGGTGATTACTCACCCCCCTTAATTAAACTTATGATGTAGATAAGTCGTAAACAGCTCCATGAGCAGCTTCGTTGCTCACTTCAAGGCCGAATTCAACTACTAGCATTTTAGTTTCAGCATCACCAATAGTTGAGATGTCAATAGTTTCAAAATCTCTAAGATAAGAAACTTTTGCATACTCAGGATCTAATAGTAAGGCAGTTCTAGCTCTACTTCTGTTTGAAGGAACTACTTGTAGTTCTCCAAAATCACCAGAGTAAATAGATACAGATGCTTCAATAGTATTTGCATCTACAAACTGTCTAGCTGAACTTCTACCAGTAAAACCAGATACGACTGATTTTACGTGAGGGCCAACAACTAGTAATGAAGGCTCACCACCATTAGTGAAACAAGACTGTTGGACAGTCTTAACAAGAGTTTCAGTTATAGCTCTTTGTGTTCCATTAGTAGTAGCAGCACCACTACCGCCATAAACACCATTAGTACCGATAGACTTGTTAGTAGTGATCCAAGTTTCTAAACCACCTGTTTGTCTAGCAGTAGTAGCGTTACCAGCGTTTTTAGCATTGTTTTGAGTTAAGGCTTCTTCCATATCTCTTTTCAACGCTTTAGCCATAAGAGCTAATTGGTGCGCCATTTCACTTCTTTTACCAGCAGCATCAGAAGCGTTTTGTGAACCAGTAACAGTCGCATCTCTGCTTGAGATTTGACAGACGTTACTTACTCTAGTTGTAGCAGTCGAAGCTGCTCTTGAAAGTTCAAAACCTTCAAGTTTCCCAGTTGCACTTGCGGATGGCAAAGATTCTACTTGCCAATCGAATTGCACGTTTTTTACATTGTTTTTACCAATGGCACTCATTACAGGAGTTGCTGTTGGAGAGATGTTATAAATAACATCGCTTAATTCTTCTCTGTCAGCAGTCGCAGTATAAGTATCAAAGGCGTTTGTGACTTTAGCCATTTTTATATACTCCTCTAGCTTTCGCTAGAAATTAAATTAAATTTTCAAAAACTTTAGCTGCATCTTGGACTTTTCCAGATTTAGCTAATTTCTGTTTTGACTTTTTCAAAGGAGTTGTTTTTTTAACTTGATTGGCAGTACCAGGTCTAGCTACTCTGGCTGGTGCTTTCTGTGTCGGCTTCTTCTTTGTTGCTTTGATAGTTTTATCATGCAACCAAGAATTTCTTAAACCTAACAAAATGCGATAGTCATAAACTTGATCCATTTCTTGTGGCGTGAATCCTAAAACATTTATGGCGTAATCCCTAATCGCTATCTTTTCAGAATTAGCTTTTTCGGCATCTTTCCACTCAGGAACTTTTTCCAATAACTGCTGGTTGCCAAACTCAACAAATTCTTTAACTTGTTTCTGCTGTTCAGCAAGTTCCTCATCTTTGATTCTTTGCTGTTCAGCTTGAGCTGCTTCCAGACGTTTTTGTTTTTCGTTCCAAATGTCTTTTTCACGAACATAAGCAATAGGATCTTCGTCATATATAGCTTTCCAATCTGGTTCTTCACCTAACTCAGCTTTTAAATTAGCTTCAAGTTTCGGTAACAAATCCTTATAAATGTCATCCTTTTGCCTTAACTCTGCTTGTTGGCTTTCAATCTCTTTACGTTGATTAGCCAATTCTTGAGTCTTGCGTGTATAGTCTTGCTGACGACTGTAGCCGTTTTGGAGTTCTTCGAGTGTGACCTCTACTTCAACGCCATTTTGTTTAATGGTATAAAGTTGAGGTTGCTCGTCATCCAAAAGCTCTACTTGATCTTCTTGTGACTCATCTTGATCTTCTTCAAGATATTCTTCTTCTGTTTCTTCGACTTCTTCGGCAGCTTCCGCTTCCATTTCTGGTTCTTCGGTAACTT